AGCAGGAGGCAAATCAGCACTTGGTGTTTATTGGATTATAAAATGCTGCTTAAAATATCCAGGCTCAAGAGCATTAATGGGTAGAGCAGTCCTGAAGACTTTAAAAGATACTACCTTAAATTCGTTCTACGATGTATGTAAGCTGCAAGGTATAAAGTCAGGGCAACACTATATTTATAACGCTCAATCTAATATTATTACATTCTCAAATGGCTCGGCTATTTACTTAAAAGATTTGTTTCAATATCCTTCGGATGTAAACTTTGATGAACTTGGGTCGCTTGAAATTTCTGGAGCATTTATTGACGAATGCAATCAAATCACAGAGAAAGCCTGGAACATAGTTAAGTCAAGGATAAGATACAAGCTAACTGAATTTAATATAATACCAAAGATGCTCGGAACTTGCAACCCTGCAAAGGGATATGTTTATAATAACTTTTATAAACCTACAAAGGACGGCACGATAAGCGAGAGCAAAGCCTTTATACAATCTTTAATACAGGACAATCCTTATATTTCGGAGCATTACATTCAATCCCTGCAATCTTTAGACAAGTTTAGTAAGGAGCGTTTATTATTTGGTAACTGGGAGTATGATGACAACGATAACGCTTTAATACAGTACGATAAGATAATTGACTTATTTACTAATGAGCATATTCCAAATGGTAAAGGATATATTTCTGCGGATATAGCACGATTCGGTAAGGATAAAACTTTGATAATGGTTTGGTCAGGCTTTAGAGTTATCGAGATACATAAGTTGTCCAATAAGGCAACCAACGAAGTAGCAGCATACATTAAGCACCTGGCAAAAAAGCATTCTATTCCTTATTCTCAAATTATCTGCGATGAAGATGGGGTGGGCTCGGGTGTGGTCGACTATGGCTTTAAAGGATTCGTTAACAATAGCAAAGCATTAACAGGAAACTACATAAACTTAAAGTCTGAATGTTATTACAAACTTGCGGAGTTAATCAATCAAGCAGGTGTTTGGGTTATAACCGAAGATGTAACAATCAAAAAGGAATTAACCGAAGAACTTGAATGGGTGCAAAGGCATAACGCTGATAAGGATGGTAAACTTGCGGTGCTACCTAAAGACAAAGTTAAAGAACATTTAGGTCGAAGTCCCGATATAAGTGATGCCCTAATGATGCGGATGTGGTTTGAACTCAAGAAGTTTGACTTCGTTGTAATGTAAAAGTTATCTAAATTTATCGTAAATTTGTAAAAATAATTGCTTATGAATCTCATACAAAGAATTAAAGCTGCTATACTACCTTCTCAAGGTTCAGATGCTGGCAACAAATACAATCAATCTTTATTCTCTTATTTCAACGGAATATTCTTTAACATACCTAATAATCCACGAGCGTATGTAAGGAATGGCTATCAAGGCAACCCTGATGTATTTGCTATTATTAATATGATTGCTAAAAAGGCTGCTTCAGTTCCTTTTTATGTTTATGAGATAGACAACAAAAAGAGTTTTAATAGAACAAAGAATAATAAGTTTAACCTAATTAAAAAGGGATTAACCGAAGTAGAAGGCACAGACTTGAATAAGCTAATTGCAAGACCAAATGAAATGCAAAGCCAACAAGAGTATATTGAATCTTTAGTTTCATTTTTAGAGATTACAGGTAACGCTTATTCTTATAAGTTTATGCCTGAAGTAGGTAGAAACAAAGGAGTACCAACAAAACTTTACCCTTTACCATCACAATTTACACAAATTATAGGAAGTGGTACTTTTGAACCTATTAGTGCTTATAAATTACAAATAGGAAACCAAGAGATTGAATTTAAAGTAAACGAAGTAAACCATATTAAGTTCTTTAACCCTGATTATAATGTTAGTGGTAATCAGCTTTATGGAATGAGTCCTTTAATGGCTGCTTGGGAAACTGTTTCAAGTTCAAACGAAGGCACAAGGGCAAAAGCAAAGGCATTTATTAATGGAGGTGCAGCAGGTTTACTTTTTAGTGGGGATAAGGACGCTATGCTTGACGGGGAACAAATAAGTAAGATTAACCAACAAATTGACACAAAATTAACAGGTGCGGATAATTACAAGAGAATAGTAGCTACCAACGGAATCGTAGATTATAAGCAAATCGGAATGAGTCCTGCGGATTTAGAGATTATTAAATCAATCGGAGCAGATAGGGACACTTTATGTAGAGTTTTTGGAGTAGATCCTATTTTAATGGCTACGGATTCAAGTTCTTATAATAATAAGGAATTAGCTTACAAAGGATTAGTAACAAACACAGTTATTCCTATTTTGAATATGATTAGAGGAATGTTTAACGAGGTTGCTTTATACTATTCTTTGAGAGATGGCAAAGAATACTACATAGACTACGATGTTCAAGCGTTTCCCGAAATGCAAAAGGATATGGAGAAAATAGTCGCACAGATGAAAGAAAGCTGGTGGATTACTCCTAACGAAAAAAGAGATGCAATGAATTACGATAGATTAGACCAAGAAGATATGGATAGGATTTTAGTTCCTGCTAACTTAACTTATCTTGATGAATTAGGAATGGCGGATAAAGCGTTATAATGACACAAGAAGAATTTGACACTAAACTACAAAAGTATTTAGAGACTTACGGCTATCGTTTATTCTCTAAAGCCTTAAAACAATCTATTCAGCCTATTATAGATGCTTTAAACGAATCGGAATCGGTTGCGTTTACAAACTCTATTGCTGGGATGCTTTATACAGGTGTTCCTATTTCAACGGCTATGCAAACCTTTTATAATACTGCTTGGAATAAACAATCACGAGGTTATGTTAAATGGCTAAAAGCTAACTTACCACCTGAAGCTACAATCGGTGTAGGCTTTGAAAATCCAATAATGGATGCAGCTTTAAAAGATTACTTTAATACCATAGGCGGTCAACACATCAAAGATATTAACGATACAAGTCTTAAAAGGATTCAAACGGCATTCCAAAAAGCGTTAGATAATAACGAAGGCTTTAGAGGTGCAGAAAAAAGATTAATTAAGGAAGTAGGAATGTCAAAAACAAGGGCAAGGTTAATAGCAAGAACGGAATCAGTAATGGTTACTAACGCTGCTAAATTTACTCAAAGTGAATTGATGCCTATTGAAATGGAGAAGACTTGGTTGCACGACCATCCAAAGATGCCGAGAGATTGGCACATAGCTTTAAGTGGTAAAACTATTGACTTGGATAAGAAGTTTAACGCTGATGGTAGAATGATGAAACATCCAGGCGACCCAGCAGGTGGAATAGAGAATAACGCAAATTGCAAATGCACGATGCTTACAAAAGCAAAGTTAGATAAGGAAAATAATATCATATATAAATAATTGCTAAAAAAGTTAGTATCTTTGTACTATCATAGTTTGGTGTTTTGGTTTTAGGGTGGGTGGTAAAACATCCACTCTTTTTTAAACACTATAAAATTAATCGCTTATGAAGAATATAAGTTTCAAAAATTACGATGCTTCTATCAAAGACCTTGATGTCGAAACAGGAGTAGTTACAGGTTATTTCTCACAATTCAATTCTATTGATTTAGATGGGGATGTTATAATGCCAGGTGCATTTACAAAAACTATCGCAGAGCGAGGACCAGATTCATCAAAGCCTGAAATTGCGTACCTGTGGCAGCACGACACATACCGTCCTTTGGGGAAATTAATGGTATTAAGAGAAGATAGCTTTGGTTTATATTTTGAAGCTAAAATGAGCGACACAAGCTACGGTAAAGATGCTTTGAAACTTTATAGAGATGGTGTAATCACTCAACATTCTATTGGTTACCAGGTAATAAAATCACAAGAGAACACAGATATGGGAGAAGAAATTGATGCAATCTACGAAGTAAAACTTTGGGAAGGTTCAGCAGTTACTTTTGGAGCAAACCCAAATACACCTTTTACTGGCTTTAAGTCAGCAGAAGAAAGAGAAGACCGAATTAAGACTTTGGTTAAGGCTATTAAAAATGGTACTTACACAGATGAAACATTTGGGCTTATTGAATTTGAATTATTAAAACTTATTTCACTTGTTAAATCCGAAGAGCCGACTATTGTTACTCCTGAAGAAACCGAGCCGAAAGAGGACAATAAGATACAAGAAATAAAACAATTTAGAAACCTATTAAATCTTTAAAAAGATGGAAGAAATTAAAAATTTAGCAAATGACATCAACGCAAAGTTTGATGCAAATGCAAACGCTTTATTAAGCGTAAAGAATGAAGTATCTACGATGGTAGAAAAAAGTATTGATTCAGTTAAGGCTGAAATCAAAGCAGTAAAAGATGAAATGGATAGACAAGCTGAAGAAGTATCTCGTAAGAGTGCTGCAAAAACTTTGTCTACTAAATCAATTGGTGCGCAAATCGCTGAAAACTTAGATTCTAATATGGCTATCGCTGAAAAAGAATTGAAGTCAGCAGGTGGTTCATTTACTATGAACTTAAAAGCAGTTGGTAATATGTTATTGTCTTCAAGTTTAACTGGAGATTCAGTAGCTACTTACAACCAACAACAAGCAATTTTGCCTTCGCAAAAATTAAACTTTAGAGATTTAATCCCTACAGTTCAATCAGCGACTGGTACTTTTGTTACTTACAAAGAAAGTGGTTCAGAAGGTGCTATCGCAACTCAAACTGAAGGTGCAGCTAAAGGTCAAATCGATTACGACTTAACAGAAGTTAAGACTGTAAACGCTTATATCGCTGGTTTTGCAACTTTCTCAAAGCAAATGATGAAGTCTTTACCATTTATTGAGCAAACTTTAACCCGTATGTTGTTAAGAGATTTCTTCAAGCAAGAAAATGCAACTTTCTTCTCAACTGTTAGTGGTGCTGCTACTGGTTCTACAACCGTAACTGCTACTGATAATGTTGAAGAGTTAATTCAATTAATCGCTAACCAAAAGAGTGCAAACTTTAACGCTTCATACGCATTAGTTTCTCCAACTCAAATGGCTCGTTTAATTATCTCTACTTACAACAAAGGTTACTACGCAGGTGCAGGTGCTGTTTTATTAAACGGTACAGGTGGTTTAACTGTGTTTGGTACTCCAGTATTTGAGGCTTCTTGGGTAACTGATGACAAAGTGTTAATCTTTGATAGAGACTATTTAGAGCGTGTTGAAGTTGAAGGTTTAAATGTAACTTTCTCTTATGAGAATGGTACTAACTTTACTCAAAACTTGGTAACTGCCAGAGTAGAATGTTATGAAAACATAAATTTAATGTTGCCTACAGCAGCCATCTATGCCGATTTCGGAAATATTTAATCGCATATTTGCTACAAGCAATTAACAAATTAAAGAGGCTGGTACTTAATTGTATCAGCCTTTTTTTTGTTATATTTGTTTTATGATAGGCATCTATAAAATCACATCTCCAAGCAATAAAGTTTATATTGGACAATCTATTAATATAGAAAGAAGATTTAGACACTATAAAATAATGCGTTGTAAAGACCAAGTAAAAATCTATAATTCTTTATTAAAATACGGAGTGGATGCTCACATATTTGAAGTATTAGAGTTATGCGAAACTGAAGAACTAAACAATAGAGAAAGACACTACCAGGACTTATTTGATTCGGTTGCTAATGGCTTAAATTTACTTTATGTAAAGTCCGAGCATTTTAATGGATGTCATAGTGATGAAAGCAAAAAGAAAATAAGTGATTCTTTAAAAGGTAGAACTTTAACTGAAGAACATAAGTATAGAATAGGTTTAAATAATAGTCGAAGGGTAATATCTCCTGAAACAAAAGAGAAACACAGGTTAGCTGGGTTAGGTAGAATAGTAAGTGCCGAAACTAAAGAAAAACAAAGTCAAAGTAGATTAGGCAATAAACATTCGGCTGAAACTAAACAAAAAATAGCTAAATCATTAAAAGGAATTCAAAGAGAACCTATATCCGCAGAAACAAGGGCAAAGATGTCCGAATCTCAAAAAAAGCGTTTCGCCAAATAGTTTATTATTGCTAAAAATCTTAGTATCTTTGTAATATGTATAAAGTCAACATATCGCATCAAGGAAAGAAGTATTTTAAAGATACTTACTACGACCTTGTTTTAAGTGATAAAGAATTAATTAAAGTTGGCTACATAATCAAAGATGGCATTACAAAAGAGTTTAAGGGCAAAATAAAGAAGAAATAATATGGCTAATATTAAAATATCAGAATTAAATCCATTATTAACGGTACAAGATGCGGATGTGCTACCAATTGTGGATAACGGTGTTACTAAAAAAGTTACTGCTGCAATTCTACGAAGTTACACACAAGGTAATTCAGTTTTATTAACAGGCAATCAAACTATCGCAGGTATTAAGACCTTTACTTCTCAATTAGCATCTTCGGTTGCTACCGGTACTGCGCCTTTTTCAGTTGCTTCGACTACGAAAGTAACTAACTTAAACGCTGATTTATTAGATGGTTTATCTTCGGCTGATTTCCAAGCTACTTTAAGTGGTACAGGAATTGTAAAGTCTACGGCAGGTACTATTTCTTATTTGACTGATAATTCAAGTAATTGGAATACGGCTTTTAACGATAAAATTAATTCTGCTGCCGTTACAGGTAGTGGTACAAATACTTTAACCTTAACACAACAAGACGCTGGTACAATTACTGCAACTTGGGTTAACGGAACTTTAATAAGAGAAATAAGAAACAATACAGGTGCAACTTTAACTAAAGGCACGATTGTTTATATTAGTGGTGCAACAGGCAATAAGCCAACGGTATCAAAAGCTATTGCAACAGGAGATTCTACTTCTGCTCAAACCTTTGGATTTGTTCAAGAAAATATTGCTAATAACGCAAATGGTTATGTGGTAGTTATAGGGGATTTAACAGGTGTAGATACTTCTGCATTTACTGAAGGCGACCAATTATATTTATCTGCTACGGTTGCTGGTGCTTTCACTGCTACTAAACAATACGCTCCTAATCATTTAGTTTATGTGGGTATCGTTACTCGTTCACATCCAACTTTAGGACAAATAGAGGTAAACATTCAAAACGGCTACGAAATGGATGAGTTGCATAATGTGGCTGCTCAAAATCCTTCTAATGGAGATATATTACAATATGTAACATCAACAGGCTTATGGACTAAAATAGGTGGAACTACAAGTGCAATAAGTGAAGGTTCAAATCTTTACTTTACTAATGCTCGTTCAAGGTCGGCTATTTCATTAACTACAACAGGTACTTCGGGTGCAGCTACTTACAACTCTACAACAGGTGTTTTAAATGTACCTAACTACGCAGATACTGACACAGGTATAACTTCTTTAAACGGATTAACTGCTTTAACGCAAACTTTTGCAGTAGGAACGAGTGGAACTGACTTTGGTATTTCTTCTGCTACTTCTACGCATACTTTTAATTTACCAACGGCTTCGGCAACAAATAGAGGTGCTTTATCTTCTGCTGATTGGACTACATTCAATAACAAGCAAAACGCTTTAACAAATCCTATCACAGGAACAGGAACTACTAATTACTTACCAAAGTTTACAGGAGCAAGTGCTTTAGGGGATAGTGTAATTTATCAAGGCGGTAGTAATATTGGAATTGGAGAAACAAACCCTATATCATATCCATTACAAGTTAAAGGTGCTGATGGTCAAGGTATTCAATATGAAGATGCAAATGGTGTTAGAACTCTTTTAGGTTCATATTTAAGTAAGGCAATTATTGGTACTTTAACAAATCACGCAGTTGGTTTTTGGAGTAATAATAGTGAAAAAATAACTTTGACTGCTGCTGGTTTAGTAGGAATAGGAACTACTACTCCTGTATATAAAACACAAATTGTTTCAAGTGGTAACGCTTTATTGCAATTAAATGGAAACAATACAACAGGATTATTAGATACTGGTTTTACTATAAGTGCAGACGATTCAAAAAATATTTATTTATATCAAAGAGAAAATGCGTTTTTAGAAATTGGTACAAATAATGCAAGTAGAATGCGTATCACTTCGGGTGGTAATGTTTTAATCGGTACAACTACAGATGCAGGCTACAAGTTAGATGTAAATGGTAGTGCAAGAGTAAGTGGTATAGCAAGATTTAATGGGGATTATGTTTCCTTTAACAATAATGGTTATATCAGATGTGATGCAACAAATATCCTTTCATTACAAATGGGTTCAAGTGGATTCAGAGTAAGAAGCTCAGGTGATGACACAACTTTTTTTGATATAAATACAACAGGTGCAGCAACCTTTTCGAGTGGTGTAGGAATAAGCGGTGCAACTGCTCCTGCAAGTGGTATTGAATTCCCAGCTACACAAGTAGCAAGTGCTTCAGCTAATAATTTAGATGACTACGAAGAAGGAACTTGGACTATGGGCGTAGCTTTTGGTGGTGCTTCGGTTGGTATTACTTATGCAAATAATACTGGA